CATCCTCAGCAAGGCGAGTTAACTAGCGGCCCCTCGGATATTAACGCATTACCTCCAACATCTATAAACGCTCCACAACAAAGCTCTGTCGGTGGTGCTGATCAGATTGCCAGCGCTATCGTCCAGGCTATGAGAGATAACAAAGCAGAGGTAGAACTGACGATTATTGATAGTCGAACGGGTGAGCGCCGGGTTATTGCCGGGAATCAAAGTGGAAAGGTAGCAACTTCCATGAACTATCCATAACCTGATAGTATGTGAAAAATACAATTTTAGGGGATAGAAATGAGTGCTTGGCAAACTTTGTTATTTTTCTTATTTGTTTTTCTGGTGGCTTTATTTTATTCATTCAAAAAAGAACCATCCAGAAAACGAACTGTAATGAGGTTTATTGCCATAGGGATTGCGGTCTGTGGCGGGATAATATTTTTTATACTTTATAATAAAATGCAAGAGTTAAAAGTGTGCCCCAGTGATGTAAATAATTTTTATGCGAAGAATGGAACACTTTGTTTTAATTATCAAAATGTATCAAAAATGCTTAATGAGCAAAAGCAGATGGAAATTGCCAGTTTCAGGATTGTTAATCCTAATTTAGTCGTCATAGAAACACCCAATAATGGCCGCTTCAAAATAACAAAGGAATCCGGTGAGGATGGGTTTTATATTAATCCACTGGAATGAAAAAGTTATAAATAATTGCTGAAGATACTGACCCGCCTTGTGCGGGTTTTTTCATTTCTGGAGGGGATAAAATGTCACTGATCAGCAATGCACTTTCTGATTTATTGGGTACTGGGGGCGATAGCTGGCAGTGGTCTGAACACCTGCATCCCGCCTCTTTCCGTGGTGTTCCTTTTGCTGTATTAACTGCTGAGGGTGTTTTTGGTCGTCGCCAGGCCATTCATGAGTACCCTTATCGAGATACTGCGTGGATTGAGGATTTAGGCCGTGCCACTCGTCGCCTGACTATTCGCGGTTTTCTTATTCAGAGCAGTGGTCTTTATACCGCGCCGGATGTCATGACTCAGCGTGACTCACTGATTGCTGCCTGTGAAATGCCGGATGCGGGAACATTAGTACACCCAACGCTGGGTGAAATGACGGTCAGTATTCCTGAAAGTGGTCTTCGTCTGAATGAAGGGGCTGAGTCAGGGCGCGTTTTTGAATTTACGCTAACCATTATTGAGTCGGGCTTACGGGTATTTTCTGTTACCAGTTCAGCAGATGCCGTTTCGTCGATTCAGTCTTCATGGTTTGGTCTGGCCTCCAAGTCTGTCGCCACCTTTATTGCTACGGTCAAAGGTGAGATCCGTTCCGTCACTCAAACCATCAGAACACTAAAAAGTACCGCCGCATTCTGGGTCAATATGGTGAATTCAACCACCAATGAGGCGACAAATCTCGGCAATGTGCTCCGTTCAACCCTTGGGCGTGATCGTTATGGCCGTTACAACCACGGTACCGTCGGCGGCAGTGTGTCAGGCGCTACCGCATCAGTCAGCACACAAAGCGATACCACGAATTTATCTGCGCTGGTGGCTAAAAAAATGGCGGTATCAGTCGAGGGGCGGGCATCACTCGCTGCTGCTACCTATGCATTGAAAGAGGTTGCGACGGTAGAGGGACATGCCAACGCTGTTCTTGCGGTTGTTAACGCCATATTGTCCAGTGGAGCCAGTACGCTGGATTTAATTCGCATGATGCAGGAATTGACGAGCATCAATGACGACACCTTTCGACCGAATCCCAGCGACAACAGTACTGCTGCAACCAGTTATCAGCTCATTATTGTGTTGTGTGCCGGTGCGATGGTGTTCGCCGCTTCGCAATATCAACCGGAAAGCTATGACGATGCGGTAGATATATTGACGCGGGTTTGTGATGCGGTAGACCGCGCGGCACTCGCTGCGGCTGATAGCGGCAATGACGAGGTATACCAGGCATTAATGGAGCTACGTGGCTCGATTGTCACGCTGTTACAGCAAACTGGCGCAAACCTGTCTCGTGTGGATATAGTCAATTTTAACCGATCATTACCCGCACTGAATCTGGCCAACCGGCTTTATCAGGATGCCCGCCGCGGTGATGCGCTGGTGAAAATGGCGGCTCCAGTCCATCCGGCATTTATGCCCCTTCGATTTAAGGCGCTGAACTCATGAGTGATGATTTGACGCTACGTATTGGCAATAAGCTGATTACTGGCTGGGACAATATCCGTGTCACTCGCAGCATCGAGCGCTTACCCAGCGATTTTAGTCTGTCCTTGATGGATCTTTATCCGGGCAGTGATAACCAGCAGTGGGTGAATCCGGGCGACCCTTGCGTGGTTAATTTGGGTGATGATGTGGTGCTGACCGGATACATCGACCGCTGGGCACCGATGATCAGTCGTAATCGACGCGAAGTCAGGGCTACGGGACGGAGTAAGTGCCAGGACTTGGTTGATTGCTCTGCCGAGTGGCCAAACAATGTGATCAGCCAATCGACAGTGCTACAAATAGCTCAACGATTAGCGATGCCTTACGACATTACGGTGGTGACTGATGTTACCGATCTGGATATTGTCCCCCAATTTACATTGAACTGGGGGGAATCCTCGCAGGAAATTATTGACCGCATCACCCGCTGGGCGGCGCTGCTGTATTACGACCTGCCAGATGGGAGCCTCTATCTGACTCGGGTGGGGACGCGCAAAGCGGCCAGCGGAGTCGCGCAGGGCATCAATATTGAAGATGCTGCGTATAACTCCGGTATGGATCAGCGCTTCTCGGACTATATCGGTGTGTCGATGTCGGTTAGCCAACTTCAAGAGCAGGTACAGGACGCAGGATATGGTTCGGTTACGTTAGCCCGCAGTCGCGATCCTGAAGCGACCCAAATGCGTTATCGCAACCGCATTATCATTGTTGAAAGCACCATGAAAGCGCTAAAGCTGGCCCAGCAGTGCATCGACTGGGAAATGAACCGCCGCTATGGTCGCTCTAAAGAGCTACTGGTAACGGTCGATAGCTGGCGCGATAAAAACGGGAAACTGTGGGAACCGAACACGTTGATCCCGATTGATTTACCTGTTTTTGGCTTAAAGGATGAACTCTGGCTGTTATCTGAGGTGACCTATCTCAAAGACGACCACGGCACCGCCGCGCAAATGGTGCTGATGCCGCCTGAAGCCTTTACCGTTCAGCCTTATCAGTTCTATTCAAATCTTATGGAGTTGAACCCACGATGAGCGAATCAGGGCAGCTATCCCAACTATATCGCCAGATAAAAATGATACTCGGGATAGGACGGGTTACGGCCAGCAATGATGGTGGCACCGTTCAAACCGTTCAATACCAAACCCCACTTGAAGTCCGTGATGATACGCCGAGATTGGCCGAATTCGGCTTTTCGTCCGGGTTACCCGCCGGTACCGATGTGGTGATTGGCTTTCTGGGCGGCGACCGGTCAAGTGCAGTCATCATTGGTTCCAATCATCAGTCATCTCGTCATGTCGGGCTAAATTCGGGTGAAACGGTGATCTATTCGCAGTGGGGGCAATACGTCAAGTTAACCGAAGCAGGCATTATTATTGAGGCCAATAGCCAGCCGGTCACGGTTAATAATGCCACTGAGGTGACGGTTAACGCTGCGGTAAAAGTACGGCTAAATACGCCCTTGCTGGAGGTCAGCGGTGATATCGTCGATAACGCTGGCAGCAATAGCACCACACTGAAAACCCTGCGTGAAGCCTATAACGCCCACAATCATCAGCTTAAAAATGTGCAGGGCGGTAGCGCGACATTAACCAGTGAAGTGACGGGTAAGGTGGTGAAATGACAACAGATATCAAAAC